TATCACTTTTGATGATGTAATCGAGCTGTTCTACTCCCTCAAGAGTCCGTATCGCAAGAAAGCTGTGTGGGTGCTGAATGAGCAGACCGTGAAGGCGCTCCGTAAAATCAAGGATAATACGGGCAATTTCATCTGGCAGCCTTCTGTCAGTGCAGGACTTCCCGACACCATCCTGAACCGCCCCTATGTGACCTCTGTATATGCTCCGACTATTGCGGCTGGTGCAAAAGCAATTGCATTCGGCGACTATTCCTATTACTGGGTGGCTGACAGACAGGGACGTTCTCTTAAGCGTCTGAATGAGCTTTTCGCTATGAACGGACAGGTCGGCTTCCTTGCTTCTCAGCGTGTGGACGGCAAGCTGATTCTGCCCGAAGCCGTAAAGACTCTTACAATCAAAAAGGCGTGATAGCATGATTACCCTGAACGAAGCTAAAAATTATCTTCGTATCGACCATGAGGAGGATGACAAGCTCATCCTCCAACTGCTCGATACGGCAAAATCACTGGTCAAGGACGTGGGCAGAATGGATGAGGAAAAATTCACTTGTTTTGAAGCTGTGACGAGAACAGCGGTATTGTTTGCACTCGGTTATCTGTATGAAAACAGAAGCAAGCCCGACTATCATGGTCTTACCATGAGCCTGCGTTCCATTCTGTTTGCACAGCGAGAGGGTGTGGTGTAATGGATTTTGATAAACTGAATCAGCGTATCGCCATTCTGGAGCATCGCACCGTGGTAGATGAAATCGGAAACCACATCACAAAATGGGATGAAGTTTACAGCTGCTGGGCAAATGTGACGGTGAAAAGCTCTGCCGAGAACACGAATACGGGAATCACCAAAGAAGTACAGTCCGTGTCATTCGTGGTCAGGCAGAGTCTTTTCATGCTGTCGTTGAATGCAACTACGCATAGAATTCTGTTTAGAGGTATGGAGTATCACATCAAATCTGTGCAGCGAGATTATCTTCAGAATCGCTACATCACCCTTGTATGTGAAGTGAGAAAGGCGGGATGCACGGATGAGTACAATTGACAGCCTTGCTGATGACATCATGGCAGGATTGCAGGAATACGTCAGCCTTGCCAACGATTCCATGAAAGAAGCGGTCAAAAAGACAGCAACCTCTGTGAAAAAAGAGATTTCCGCCAATGCGCCGAAAGATACAGGTGCTTACGGTAAAAGCTGGAAAGCTACAAAAACCTCAGAGAATAGCCATACTCTGAAAATGACGGTACATTCCAAAGACCATTACAGATTGGCACATCTTTTGGAGAAAGGTCATGCCAAACGTGGCGGCGGTCGGGTATCAGGAAAACCGCACATTGCTCCTGCGGAAGAAAACGGTGTACAGTTGCTGGAGCATTTAATTGAGGAGGCGTTGTCATGACTTACGAAGAAATCGCTGAAATGCTGGAAGAAATGGGGCTGCCCTTTGCCTATCATCATTATGCAGAAGGCGAAAGTCCCGCACCGCCTTTTCTGCTGTTTCTCTCTCCTGGAGAAGAGACATTTTCAGCGGATAATGTAGCATATTTCAGTTTCAAACAGCTGGACGTGGAATTGTACACGAACCGAAAGCAGCCGGAACTGGAAGAACAGGTGGAGGCAGTGCTTGCCCAGCATGAAATTTATTACACAAAAACAGAACTATTCATTGATTCGGAAGAATTGTATGAAGTACTCTATGAGATGGAGGTTTGATCTATATGGCAATGGAGAAAAACAAGGTAAAATTCGGTCTGAACAAAGTTCACTATGCAAAAATCACCTCTTATGATGAAGAAGGTGTGCCGACTTTTGCAAAGCCGGTTCGCATTCCCGGTGCAGTGTCGCTGTCTATCGATGCAGAAGGTGAAGCATCCAATTTTTACGCTGACGATGGTGTGTACTATGTGATCAACAATAACTCTGGTTACACCGGCGATCTTGAAATCGCATTGGTTCCGCTTGAGTTTGCGACAGACATTCTCGGTGAGAAACTGGATGAAAAGGGCGTTCTCACGGAAACCAATACTGCAGAAGTATCGCAGTTTGCCCTGCTGTTTGAATTCAGCGGCGATAAGAATAAAATTCGACACTGTCTGTTCTGCTGCTCTGCCTCTCGTCCGGCAACAGAATCCAGCACCATTGAGGACGAAAAGGAAGTTAAAACAGAAACGCTGTCTTTGACCGCAACGGCGTTAAACAGTGGTTTGGTAAAAACTAAAACCTGTGAGAAAACGGATGCTGAGGTTTATGAGAACTGGTACAAGGCGGTATATATGCCAAATCTGGCTGCCGCTGTACAGAGTGGTAAGGCATCCGCAGCATCTGTGAAAGCGTAAGGAGGGTGCAGTATGGCAATTCAGAAGAACATCACCATTGATGGGATTGATGTGCCGTTTAAGGCAAGTGCGGCAGTTCCCAGACTGTATCGTCTGAAATTCCGCAGAGATATTTATCAGGATTTTGCAGCACTGCAAAAGTCTGTGGGAGAAAATACAGAGGAATCCTCCGCACTGGATATTGAAAGCCTTGAGGTATTTGAGAACATCGCCTATATCATGGCAAAACACGCTGCTCCGGAGAATGTTCCTGATAATCCGGACGACTTTCTGGAACAGTTCAACACATTCAGCATCTATGAGATCTTGCCGCAGCTGATCGATCTCTGGGGTTTGAACGTAGAAACACAGGTCAAGTCTAAAAAAAACATCGCCCGATTGACCGACCGATGACCACACCGCTGTTTTTGTTGCGGTGCGTTCAGCTTGGTTTGTCAATGGGCGATTTGGATTTTTTGACCATTGGTCTGGTGAATGATATGTTCACCGAACGGGAGAATGACGAGTGTCATTATGATGTGCTGGCAGATCAGAGTGACTTTGATAAGTTTTGATAGGAGGTGAGAATTGTATGGCTAATAGAATCAAAGGCATCACCGTAGAAATCGGCGGTGATACCACCAAGCTGTCAAAAGCACTGGAAGGTGTCAACAAGGATATCAAGGGTACACAGACGCAGCTGAAAGATGTCCAGAAGCTGCTGAAGCTTGATCCCACCAACACCGAACTCTTGTCCCAGAAGCACAAGCTGCTGGCAGATGCGGTGTCTGCCACCAAAGAAAAGCTGGAAGTACTGAAAACTGCGGCAGAACAGGCAAACACTGCTCTTGCAAATGGTGAAATTTCACAGCAGCAGTATGATGCCTTACAGCGTGAGATCATCGAAACCGAAAACGAACTGAAACGCCTGACCACAGAAGCAAACAATTCTCACACCGCCTTGGAAAAGATGGGTGTTCTGGGTGAAACGCTGCAGTCCGCCGGAGACAAGATCTCTGGCGTGGGACAAAAGCTGCTGCCGGTCACTGCCGGTGTCACAGCTCTGGGAACCATTGCCGTGAAAACTGGTGCGGATTTCGATTCTGCCATGTCAAAGGTGGCAGCGGTGTCCGGTGCGACCGGTTCAGAGATGGATGCTCTCCGGGAAAAGGCTCGTGAAATGGGCAGCAAAACAAAATTCTCTGCAAGTGAGGCTGCGGAAGCCATGAACTATATGGCGATGGCAGGATGGAAAACCAACGATATGCTCAGCGGTATCGAAGGCATTATGAATCTTGCCGCCGCTTCCGGTGAGGACTTGGCATCTACTTCGGACATTGTCACGGATGCTCTGACCGCTTTCGGTTTGTCTGCCTCGGACAGCGGACACTTTGCGGACATTCTGGCGGCTGCCTCAAGCAATGCCAATACCAACGTCAGCATGATGGGTGAAACTTTCAAGTATGCCGCTCCGGTACTTGGCTCTTTGGGCTATTCTGCCGAAGACTCTGCCATTGCCATCGGCTTGATGGCGAATGCCGGTATCAAATCCTCGCAGGCTGGTACAGCACTGCGTTCCGCCATCACCAATCTGGCAAAGCCGACAGACACGGTGGCATCTGCCATGGAACAATACGGCATTTCTCTGACAGATAGTTCCGGCAAGATGTATTCTCTGCGGGAACTCATGGAACAACTCCGACAGAAATTGGGCGGACTTTCTGAGGCAGAACAGGCACAGGCAGCTGCCTCGCTGTTTGGCAAAGAGGCCATGTCCGGTATGCTGGCGATCATCAATGGTTCCCCAGCGGACTTTGAAAAGCTGTCCAATGCCATTGACACCTGTTCGGATACAGTAGACGGCTACAATGGTACGACCGAAAAAATGGCAGCGGTCATGCAAGACAATCTTGCCGGACAAGTGACCATCTTGAAGTCTCAGCTGGAAGAACTGGCAATCAGTTTTAGTGATATTCTGATGCCTACCATTCGCTCCATTGTTTCCCGTATTCAGGAACTGGTGGACAAGCTGAATCAACTGGATCCGCAGACCAAAGAAACCATTGCGAAAATTGCACTGGTGGCTGCTGCTCTGGGTCCGATGCTGGTGGTGCTTGGAAAGACCATCTCCAGTGTGGGAACCGTCTTTTCCGCAGTGTCCAAACTGCCTGCCCTTTTCTCGGCTGTGCAAGGTGGCATCGGAGCTATTACCGGAGCGTTGGGTGTGTCATTAGGTCCGCTGCTTGCCATTATCGCAGCTGTTGCTGCTTTGGTGGCTGCCTTTGTGCATTTCTGGAAAACCAATGACGAATTCAAAAGCAATATCATTGGTATCTGGGAACAAATTAAAAGTACCTTTACCGGATTGACGCAGGGCATCACTGACCGGCTAAATGCTCTGGGATTTGATTTTGAAAGTTTCACCGATGTGCTGAAAGCAGCGTGGGATGGACTTTGTAATCTGTTAGCCCCTATTTTTGAAGGTGTTTTTCAGAATATCTCCAACATCTTTTCGGAGTTTACTGGTGTTCTTCTGGGGCTGCTGGATGTTCTGATTGGTCTGTTCACTGGTGACTGGGAGCAGTGCTGGAATGGCATCAAGGGTATTTTTACGTCTATCTGGAATTTCATTGTCAACACATTCCGCAATATCATGAATACCCTGAAAGGCGTTGCAGATGTGGTATTGGGGTGGTTCGGAACAAGCTGGAACGAAGTCTGGACTTCCATCAAGACATTTTTTGTGGACACATGGAACAGCATCGCTTCCTTCTTCACGGGAATCGTTACCGGAATCCGGGACTTTTTCGTCAACACCTGGACATCTATTTCCAATACCTTCACCGCCATTGTCACTGCCATTCAGACAGTAGCAACGACTGTATTTACAGCAATTCGGGACTTCTTCACCACCATTTTTACGGCAATCTACAACTTTTTCAGCACGATTTTCAATTCCATTTACAACGTGGTTTCTACGGTTTTTCAGGCAATTCATAACGTCATTACGACCGTTTGGAATGCCATTTACACCACCTTAGAACCGCTGATCACGGCATTCGGCTATCTGTTTC